ATCTACATCTCTAAACTCACCAGGCATTAGAGGAGAGTCATCACCTTTAATACGAAGACCTCTTGCTTTTAATCCAGCGGGTAAATTTGATAATGTACCAGCATCGATAAGCTGTCTTAAGATACTGGTTGCACTTTTTGCTAAACCACCGATTAAATGTATTAGACCTGTGCCATAAAAACCTAAACCTGGCAGATATCGGTAGTGTACAAAGTGTTGTCTTTTGCGTTTCTTCTGGTCTTCTTCATACCAGTTTCTTCTGATAGACAAAATAGTTAGGCTCGATTTATCTATGGTGACGATATAGGGTCTTGCGATACCATCTGGGTCATTAAATGGCTCAGGTAAATCTAAATCAACGTGCATCTCCAGTATAGTGTGTCGGTCATCTTCTTCTATGACGGCTGTTTCACCATCTATCTCATCATACTTTTCCTGTATGTCTGATATGTCTGGCTCTGGTGTAGGAAGTTCTACATCTGCATAAAAACCATTTACCTGTAGTTCTATTATCTCGTTAGGTGTTTTCTTCATTATGTGCGTGTAACGAGGCGCAGTCATTAAATCAGATACACCATAGGATATTACAAAATCTTCTGCTGGAACGAACATAGCACATGGTCGCTCCATAATTGGGTCATAATATACTTTCTTGAAGGAAGAACCAGCCAATGGAAGACGAAACAGCATTTGTTCTGTTTCTTCACGATATTCAGTTATCTCCTCTGTTAAGAGATAGTTCATCTCGTTTTCTACACGTTGTCCCTGTTCGAGTTTGTCTTGGTCTCTTTTTCCTACTATTTTTACTCTTACTGGCCCAGATGCTGGGAATATCTCTCCCATTGCCTGTGCCTGAAAACGGACAACAGATTCTGTCAACACAGGGTGAAACACACCAGATGCGCCAGACCATGGCTGTGTTCTTTCTTCTATCTTCATCCCCAAAAGGTCTAGACCCTTAACATAGCTTCTTGACCATTCTTTTCTAGACTCTCTGTCTGAATGAAAGTCATCCACTAACTCTGATGCCATGTTTTGTAAATCGCCATCTTCTATAAACTCAACCAGATTGGCATCATGTTCTGGCATGAATAGCTCTTCTGCTATCTCTCCAGTAAAATCAATTACAGTTGTTTCGTCCTCTGTTGATATTGAAACTGCATCTGGGTTAACAACCTCTACTTGTACAGATTCTTCTTCATTTGTATTCGCTGGTGACATTGGTTTTTCGATAGCCATATTACATCCTGCCTGTTAGTAGTATTCGACTCTTCCTTTGTAGATTGGTTCTTCATCGTCCCAATCATCCATAGCGCTTCTAATCCAACCGCCCTGTCTAAATCTTAGTAGAGCCTGTGTCGTTGAGTCAACCAAGTCATCATGCTCCCCTGATGGGAAGGCGGCACACTCTTCAACCACTTCTTCTGCCCACCTAGTGGGTGGACACCAGATTACTCCAGACGCAAACAAGTCTGTTACAGCGTTAACACGAGCTATCTTATCCTGTCCACGCGAAGGTGTAAACTCTGTAACTGGTATTCCCATGGCTCTAAGCTCAAAAATAAGCGGAGAACCAGCGGCTTTTGCTTCTACAATCATCTGATCAGGCTCATATTCCCAATATTTGTCATATGCGGCACGTTTTAGCTCAGGAAACTCTAATTTTTCCTTATATGCATCTAATAATATCAAATTAGGTTGGTTTACACCATCCTCATTCGGAAAATAGAACACTCCCCACGTTGTACAGGCGCTATAATCGGCTCTTTGGGTCTTTAAAAAGGCTGTATCCCAGCTTTGTATGATGGCTTCGCATGGTGGTGGGCTATCTTTTTCCCATTCTTGCCACCATTCGCGCTTAATTAGCGCTCCTTCCTCCGAAGTTGGGTCTTGTTGGTACTGTGCAGACCATTTTGAGATAGGAAGTTCGGCTTTTAGTGAGTTTAACTGCTCTAAAGGCCAAAATTCAGGCCATAATGGGTCACCAGAGGGCATAATTGCTGGTAATTCTATGACTTCCCACTCATCTGCACCCTCTCTTTGGGTAGCAGACTTGATAATTTGTCCTGTTAGGTCTCTTGTAGACCATCTTGTCATCACTATGATGATGGCTCCACCTGGTTGTAGTCTCTGTCTTGGCCCTGATGTGTACCATTCGTAGACTTTGTCGTAGACTTCTGGGTTGTAAGCCCCCAATGCCGCCTCTTGTTCTGAATGGGGGTCATCAATAATGAGAACATCAGCACCTTTACCAGTAACAGCACCACCGACACCAATGGCAAAGTAGTCTCCGTTCTTGTTTGTGTTCCATCTTCCAGCCGCTTTTGAATCTGCGGAAAGAGAAATGCCAGAAAATACATTTTGGAAGTCCTCCTGATTGATTAGATTTCTTACTTTACGTCCAAATCCAACGGCTAACTCTGCTGTGTGTGCGGTTTGTATGATTTTTTTCTCTGGATATTTGCCTAAAAACCATGCTGGAAACAAATAAGACGCGAACTCCGACTTGGTATGTCTAGGTGGCATATTGATAATTAATCGTTTTAGCTCACCACTAGCCACTCTCTCAAAGGCACTAGCCATTGTTTTATGATGTCTACCACTAATAAAAGCTGGCCACATACGTTTTACAAATGTCAGGAAGTCATCTTTGGACTGTTCTTTTTCTTTTGCTTCTTCAAGTTCGTTTAGAAGAGCTATTATTTCTTGTTTCTTATCAGAGGGAAGAGAAGATATCTTTTCTTGCACAACAGAGGATAGTTTCAACTACTCTTCCTTTTTGTCTTCTTTTTTTGTTCTTCTATAAACTTTCTGTATACAGAAGCGGCAGACTTTTTACCAGCCACTCTTGCTCTTTGTTCCATAGCTATAGCGGCTTGGGTCTTATGTGCGTGAGTTCTACCTGATGCTTTTATTTTTCTTACAGAGGCTCTTGCATCTTCAACAGTGGCAAACTTAAGTCCTGTTATTGTACCTTTAGGATTTTCATCTGTGTATAGGTCACTATGCTTTTTAGAGCCAGCGGGCTGTCCTTTTTTCCTGGGTATGCGTCTTTCAGCCATATATCACCTCTAAGGGGTGGCAGGGTGGAAGGGAGGAGCCACCACCCCGCCTGTCGTAGAAATAAAACAAAACAAAACGACATAGTATATATATAATATATATATAACTAACTTAATAGTATTATTTATATATAATATAATATATAATATATTATATATATTATAATATATATATACCTATGATTCCTAGGGGTATTTTTTATAAAAAATGGGTATGGGGGTAAAATTCATACCCTAGTACAAATTAAACAAGGGGGGAGGCACTAATGAATAGTGGGTTCATGTAACTCAGACCAAATAAGCCACATCTCTATTCTTCTCATGTTAATTAAATAGTATAGCTCATTCCTCTTATAAGCGTCTACAGAGGCAAGTAAACGTTTTTCATAGGGCGAAGTAGCACAACGTAAGCAAAGGCTGTCACGGTCGTTTATTTCGTCATTAAACATACATTCATCTTTACATGGTTTATCTGGGAAAAGTAGAGTCATTGTTTGTGGAGAAGTTCATGTATATGTCGTGTGCAGTGCAGTACCATCATAGGGGGGATGGGGGTAGGTGGGGGTTTTAGTCCGAACAAAAAAACTACTCCCCCATCAAAGCGGCAAGCCTACGTTGCAGATCCGCCTCAATATCCTGAGCGGTGCGTTCTGTCTCTTTTGTTTCCTGATGCACATTGTCTGTAAACATTGCTACACTCTTCCCTAGTGCTACCAGAGCAGATATTCTAGCACTATCTGTTTCAGCGCTTACTGCCTCTGATTTTAATTTCTCAGTTACCCAGATTTTTAGTTGGTCTTCCTTCGTGCGGTTTCGTGCGGTAATTTCCTCAGTTAGCTCCTTAATCCTCAGTGCAACCTTAGTGTTCTTAACTGCCAAATTACTAGCATTTGTCCACACAGTAGAAGGCTTTGTACTTTCCCCCACATTATAGGCTTTTCTGTAAGCCTCAGTTAGCATTTGACCTTCTGCTACCAACTGACAAAAATGTTCTTGTTTGGATGTTAGTTTATCTGATTTATCTGAAACAATTACTAGGTGGTTTATATTATCTTTATCTCTTGCCATTGTATTACTCTCTATGTGAAGGCCACCTATGCGCTACCGCTTGGCGGTCGTTTTCAATTTGTACTATGATACAAATCTAACACTTACCCCTGAAATATAAAACCCCCATAATCGCGTTTTAAGCCTCACTGACGGCTTTTAGATGCTTTTGCTTACAATCATACACAGAACAAGGCCAACAAGGAAAATTGAGAAAATAAGGCTAAAACTCTAGGTTTTTCGTACTATCGTACAAATTTAAAAAAAATTTAAAAAAAAGTGAATAATTTTGGGTTCTGAAACGACTACACTATGTAAGTTAAAAAAAATTAAAATATGTTAAAAAAAGTTATTTACCCCATTGCGTAACGCGTAAAAAAATGGTATGGGTTGGATACATTTTAACAACGAAGGAGACACACACCGCTAACGCACCATGGGTTGGTAGCCCAGCGTCACCAAGGTAGCCCCACTGCAACGCAACGGCTCACGATATCCCCTGATGATATGCGCCTTGGATCAGATGACCGAAACACAATCGAGAAAGTGCCAGACCCCAAAAAGAAAGCTAAGGTGACTGCCAACAGTCTGACGCGAATGCCC